CCACTTACATAGTCACTTGCAATAACAGTTTGCAGTCCGTGTAGTTCTCTTTGATAATCAGTATTAAGTTCTGCGTTCTCTAATAGTTGTGTAAGCCAACTTTCTATTGCTCCGTGTTGACCTGCACCTATTACTTCGCATAACCCATTACACCAACTGTCGTATGTTTCTTGTGGTAATCCAAGTATAAGTTCAGTATAACTCTGTATTCCTTCAGCATTGCATTTAGCAAATATATCTTTTAAACTACTCATTTCCATATTCGTACGTTTAATTTCTGTAAGTACTGATTCGTCCATACTCTGTACACTTAAAGTAAGTCCTCTGTTAAACCCACTCGCCGCAAACTTTTTAACAATTTTTAATATTTTCTCACTACTATTCTTATACCAAGTTGCGTCTACTACTTTAGGAAACCCATACTCAGTTTGTAGTGATACAAGTTTGTCAGTTATTTCCATATCTCTATCATAGAACACACCAAAGTTAGCATCAGCGATACTAAGGTAATCTATCTTATTATGTGCTATCCATTCTAATTCTTCAAACACTTTTTCTATAGGAAACTTGCGAATTTTTGCATAAGTCAAACTTCCCCAATCACAAAAAGTACATTGGAAAGGACATCCTCTGTTTGTTTCTAGTGTAGCATTAAATACAAACCCTGGATTGTTTTTTAAGATAAGATCAAATACTCCAGATAGATATGGACTGGGTATATCTAAATGGTGCAAACGATCGCCTTTATAAATTTTTTCTAAGGGCTCATCGTCTACTATAGATTGTAGTATCTTTACAAAAGTTTCTTCACCTTCTGTTAAGCAAACAGTATCAACAAAATTAAATCTATTGAAGAATCTATTATCAGGTTTGTCGGTTATTTGTGGCCCGCCCATTATCACTTTACAACTAGGATACTTATTTTTTATTTCTTGTGCAAGTGTCTTATTATATTCCCAATTCCACATATAGCAACTAAGAAAACATATATCTATATTCCCTACACGTTCTAATAATGTTTCTATATTTTCTCTTCGGAATATTATGTCTACTAATTCAAAGTTATCATTAACAAAATCAAATTGTTTTGCGTATGACCATAAACAACCAACACTATAAGGCAACCAATACCCTTGTAAACTGCCTACTCCAATTTTAAAATTTGGTTGTACTAGTAGTATTTTCTGCAATGCTTTTCCAATCAGTATTGTACGGCGGCATAGAACGGTATTTTTTGTTCGTGCATCTTGTCTGCACCACCCAGTGTATTTAAGTTAATTACACAACTTACTGCTACTACTTCAGCATCAAATTCTTTTATCATATCAATTACTGCACACATGGTTCCACCGGTTGCCATTAAGTCATCTACGATAATAATTCTATCTCCACGACTTATTGCGTCACTTTGTATTTCAAGTTTATCAGTTCCGTACTCTAAATCAAACTCTTTGCTAACCGTTGGTCCAGGTAGTTTTCCTTGTTTACGACATAGTACTAGTGGTTGTCTAGTACGAAACGCAAGTACACTAGCAAATATAAACCCTCTAGCATCTATGCCTACTATCTTATCGCAAGGCATATACTTTAATAGTTCGCTATACATAAAGTTATTTGCAATATTAAAACCTTTGCTATTACATAAACTGCTTGTATCTTTAAAGTCAATTCCTTTAACCGGAAAGTCTTTATAACTTCTAATATATTCTTTTATCATTAATAACTCTGTGCTAGTCGCCAAGTAAGGTATTCTAAACTTTCGATTGGATCATACTTAGGAGCATCATTTCTTAGGTTCCATACCATTGTTCCAGGCTTAGGATCTACAAAATGAGGCATACTATATCTTGGTTGATCTATGTGTGTATTTACTACTTGATGTTCAGTACTAACAAAATAATCATTTGTCCAACGTTGTAACAAATCGCCTATGTTTACAATGACTCCGTTCTTTGCGTAAGGAACATGATGCCACATATCGTGTATGTCTTTTACCATAAGTCCTGGCACATCATTTATTTGCCATAGTAATGTTATTGTTCCATAATCACTATGCTTGCCTATTCTGTTCTGTCTGTCCTCTATCGGGCCTTTGTAAGCAGGGTAGTGAATGATTCTTGTTGTGCTATAATTTTCAATATGACAGTCATGTAATGTTGTGCCTGATTCTAATATAACATCAAAAAGTTTAAGTATATGTAGTGTTAACCAATTTGCTATTTTTATAGTGTCTAATGCAGTAGATTTAAATTCAGGAATCTCTTTGGGCCATAACTTTTTGTTCATACGAGTATCGTTGTAGTTGAAACTTTCTTTCATGTCTTTTGGTGCGTTAGGGTCAACGTTTTCTTTCATCCACCCAGTGTAACCTGTATTCAGTTCAACACCACTGTAGTTATATTTGTGTTTTATCTCTAAGTCTAAATCAAAGAATCGTTTTCCAATATCAAACCATCTATTATAGACTTCTTGTTGTTCTGGTTGAAGTGCATTAGTAAAAACTGCGAAGCCCACTGTTGTGTAGGCCTCGCGAATCTTTTCCAATAACTGAGGGTCTTTAAAATCAATTATGGGAATACTCATATTACATACCTGGCACTTTAGCGTCGATGCCTTCAACGTAGTACATCATGCTGTTTAGTTGTGCGTCACTTGCAATCTCACCGTCTTTTAATTGTAACTTACCATTGTTGTCTTTGATAGGTCCAGTAAAAGCATGGTACTTGCCATTCTTAATATCGTCTTTGATCTTAGCCGCCTTCGCTTCAACGTCTGCAGGCATATTTGCAAACGGTGCCATTCCAACGGTGCCATCAATCATACCACCAAAGTAGTCTCCTGACTTCCATGTACCATCTAATACTGCTTGTACTCTTGCAATATAGTAAGGTGACCAGTTGTCAATAGTTGCAGTTAACTGAGCCTTAGGAGCAAACCTCATTTGATCTGATGCTTGTCCAAAACCTAGTTTACCTAACTTTTGTGCAGTTTGTAATGGAGCAGGTGAATCAGTATGCTGAGCAACCATATCACAACCGTCTGCAATTAACACTTCTGCAGCCTGTCCTTCTTTGCCTGGGTCATACCAAGTGTTTACCCAAACAATGTCAATATCAACATCTGGATTTACACTCTTTGCACCTAAGTAATACGTGTTAATTTCACGAATAACTTCTGGAATTGGAAATGCACCAACGTAACAAATTTTATTTGTCTTTGTCATCAACCCTGCAATTACACCTTGTACGTGTCTTGCTTGGTATAATCTTAATCCGTATGTTGCTAAGTTAGGTCCTTGTTTGTATCCTGTAGCATGTTCAAACTTTACGTTTGGAAATTCTTTTGCTACTTTTACCATTTGATTCATATAACCAAATGATGTTGCAAATATAATATCCATACCTTCGCTTGCCATTGCCCGCATAACTCTTGCGGCATCGGGGCCTTCTTCTACCGATTCAATGTACTTGGTAACTACTTTGTCTCCAAAATGCTTCTCAACATCTTGTCTTCCTATATCGTGTCTATAAGTCCATCCATGATCGCCAGTAGGGCCAACATAGATAAAACCAACTTTTACTTTGTCTTCAGCATACGCAGTACTGAAAAACATAACTGACAGTGCAACTGCCAACAGTTTTAATAGTTTCATCGATTATCCTTTCGAGGGTGTTAGTTCTTCTTGTAAGAACAGGCAGGATCGACTCTGCCTTTTTTAGTACTTTAAGTTAGTACTTAGTTATAAGTGTAACATAAAAATGTTAGAATATCAAGTTTTTATTAATTAGTTTTAAGAACTATATAAGTTAATAACTTCCTTCTTCCATATATGATCATATTCACAATCACGCATATTCTCAAACCAAGGGCCTCCTTCTGTATAATGTAATACTTTAGGTTCGCCGTCTGCTGGTGCAGTATAATGTCCTACTAACCAATTCCATTCTAGATTTAGTTCGCCTATGTCTTCATCATCTAACCAACTAAATCTATGTAACCATTGCCCTGCTTGATTGTTAACTGTTTCTAAGTCTAGTAGTTTGTTCTTAGGATGTTCACAATTCCATAATATAAAACTACTCCAATTTTTACGAGGATAAGGTAACTGTAGTTGTCCATCCATCTTAGTGCCCTCAGGCGGAGTATAATCGTGTTTAACAACATACACTGCTTTACTAGGATCCTTGTTTAAAAATAGATCACTAGCATCAGTTAACCAAACCATATCGCAATCACAGAATACAGCCCATCCTTTGTATTCATTTAAATGAGGAACCAAGAATCTTGTAAATGTAAATTCTGTACTAGAAAGTTTATCTGTCTCACGCCAGTATAACTTACGGTCTCTGAGTTCGTTTTGCTTTAGAGGGGTTACATTAGTAAAGCCACGATATGTTCTTCTTAGAATGCTATGCTCACATACTTGATACGCAATGTCTTCTCTGCTATCCCACCCAACGTAGATATTATTCATGTTGCATCTCCTTGAAACTGATTAACTATTTTCCAAGCATATCCTGTTCTAAATTCTTGTTTTGTAAATTGATTATTAGCCAGCCATCTAAACAAAGTTAACCTGTCAGGCTCTACATCAAACTTTGGATTATGAAAATTAATCATTAAGTCTTCTATTTTAAAACTTATCGGATAGCAACTATTATGTCGAGTAGTAATTACTGGTATGCCTAATCTAGTTGCCTCTAATGTTACGTTGCTATTGTATGCTATTACTATATTGGCTTCTGTCAAGTCTTGTTCTAACGACACTGCATCTTCAGGAACCGTCTTGTCAAAACGAAGTAAGTTGCCTAGTTTATCTACAATAGGCTCGTTTGGCTTTGGTCTTATTTTAATCTTACAATGCAGATATTCTGGCAAGTATTTTTTTAATTTTACAAGTATCTCTTTTTCCCAATTATGACACCCAAAGTACCATTTTATCGCATGTGTCGGAGGTATTACTAATATTTTATCTCCTCTACTTGCTTTATGTTTCCAAGGTTTAATTTGATGTTCATACTCTCTGGCAAACTTTTCTTCCCACCTGCCAGTTTTAGGTGTCTTAATATAATTTAATGTATGTCTGTTCTTACTAAGACGTAGCCATCCTTCTCCTCCATACCCTCTACTAAAGTAAGCATGATCTATAAAGTATCTGTCTATACCTAGTCTAGCCGCTTCCTGTAATGCCATGCCGGTACCTCTAAGTATTCCAAAACATGCGATTGCATTTGTATCTTTAGGATGTGCTGAACTTTCTAAAAATCTATCAATAGATATTATTTTGATATCCCATTCGTTGGGTGTTTGTTCAGCGACTCCATCTGCAAATAAGAACATTAACTTTGATGTTCTTGCTCTTGCAGTAGTATATATAACTAAATTTTTAGACATAAGTTCTCCATGACTCATATGCAATTCCGTTAGACGTTTCTTTTTCTGTGAATTGACAATATGCTAAATGACTTAGCCATTCCAATCGTTTATCACTGTATATTGGATTTTCAATTTTACTTATGTCTACACTACTAATAGGACTAGCAAAACTAAGAGGATGACAAAATACTGGTATTCCGTTTGTTATTGCTTCTACTGCTACTAGACTTACACTAGTTACAACTGCAAAAGCATTTTGTATATCTTCTTGCACACTAGGTAGCCCTAGTTCCTTTTGTGCTACTGGTCCGCTAGTCTTTTCTGTTCTTGGTTTTGATCTAACTCTAATAGGTCTATCAGTATGCTTTGATAATTCTGCTATTGTTTGTTGTGTCCATACTCTTTCGTGTTGACTAGTACACCAATATGACATTGTGTTACTACTAGGACAAACAAGTATCTCTTCTCCTTGTTTATCCCAGTCTTTAATATCTATGTTCCATTTTTCAAATCTGTCAGTTGGTCTACTGGTTACCTTGGTAGGGTGTATCCCATTTTTACTAACTCTCCAATAGTGGTCATCCACAACTCCATACCTTCCATAGTAAGGCATATCCCAGAAGTAAAAATCTTCAAACTGATCCTGATGGTTCCTAATAAGTCTATCGTTGTCTTGTATGAACCCCCAATAATGATTACTATCATCCGACCAACCTTTCTTAAGACTGTCCATAACCCAATTACATTTACTGTTAGGATTAGATATATTATAATGTAATGTCATTAGTAGGTTGCACTCTTATGGTTTGTTTGTCTAACATCTATATTATCTTCACTATATTCTGATTTTAAGTTCTCTACGATATCGTTTACATAACGTCCTTGGAAAGGTATCTGAAATGGCTTGTCTAAGACTTTTTGATAAGCAGTAACAATACTAATGTTTTGAGGTTTAGCACTATCTCTTTGGTGTAGTTCGTCGTATGCTTTTTCTAAATCACTTATTGGAGTCCTTGCTTTTTTCTGTTCAAAGAATCCCCAACTATTAATATCTGTCGGTGCTTCAATATACTTTCCTGTGTTTTGTGCAAGCCACATAAACTTCCATTTATATCCATTTGCTGCGGCTATGTCACGGAACAAACCTGGATGGTAACTATAAAAACAATGGTTAAACCAAGGAGCAAAAGGCAATACATTAATCATTATACCGCCTGGTTTACACAAATTATGCATGTTCTCAAATACTGTACGTTGATCAAATATGTGCTCACCTGTGCCGTTATTTGTTACATAATCAAATTCAGTTGTGTAGTCGTATTTGTCTTTTAAGATAAAGTTTAAGTCCATTGCAATAGCACGAAGTTCTGTATTAATGTCAATAGCAAGGTAGTCACTAAATCCTAAATCTTCAAAGTATTCCCAAACATATTTAACAGGCTTACGAATTTGTTTACCACTAACTTCTTTTAGTTTTTCTGTCCAGACCTCGTTGTATCTAAATCTTTGATTACCCCATTCGACTACTGTTGCATTTGGTTTAAAATCTTTAACTAGTTTTGCAGTTGCTAGTTGCATTATATTGTTAAAAGCCATTCTTAATTTCCTGTACTTTCCACATCTTGCCGTTACGGTTATACTCTCCGATAATGTTAATACTACGTCTATGTTCTATTGGATTTATTCTTGGAGTTACACTATGTATACTTCCCATTACATTTAGAAACATACAAAAACTATTTGCTTTGTACGGCACTTCTTTGATCGGCTTATGTAGATTGTTAGCAACCTGTCTACCAAGTGTTTTGTTTACTTCTTGAATAGTTCCAGTTTGCTCGTGTATCGTAAAGTTGCCTCCTGCACTAGTGTCGGTTATCTTTCTCATATATAACAATCCTGCATAAATTTCCACAGGGTTATCCAGATGTGGCGTACGGCTAGTTCCTGTTTCAGCAACTGGCTCGTGTATTACAAACTGACAATCAGTAACATACGATCCACTATTATCAATGTCTCTAACAGTAACATTATCTGCATTAAGTAAGTCTCTATACTGAGTATAATAAGTTTCTATGCTATTACCAAATAAACTGATACATGACTTGAAGTACTCTGGACTTGTATGATAAGCAAAAAAGTCTTGCCATATAGGAGGTAGCACTCCTTCTTTTGCTTCTTTACATTTGTATCTGTATGTTATCCCACCATCATGTGGTATTGTGTTAGTAACAAGTGCCTCTGGAAATGTTTCTTCTAATTCTTTATATATGTGTTCTGGCAAAGCATCTTCAACACATACATGTGGATACGGGGTATTAAATACTTGCTTCACATTTTGTAGTACACTTAGATTATTCATTTATTACTCCTTAAAACATAATCATTTTTAATTTTATCAACTATAACGTAGTCTAAACTTTGTAGTAATTCTACAGTTTCGTTTTCTTTATTTTCCCACCCCCATAATAGATCACTACCGTTTTGTTCTATTATCATTAATGGTCTGTGCTTCTCTATTGTTGCCAATGAACCGTGTATTACTTTAGTTTCGTATCCTTCTACATCAATTTTAATAAGATCAACATCATCAAATTGAAAAGTATCTAATGTATAGACTGGACATCTTTTTATGTTTTTCTCTTTTATTGTGTCTCTAATTGTTTGGTTAAATATTGCTCCACCATACATCTCTACTGTTCCGTTATTCTCTCCAAGTGCATATGGATAAACAGTAACTTTATCTTTTGGTACGTTTCGGTTAAACTGATAGTTTAAACAATTTTCTCTAGGTTCAAAACATTTCACATTATCAAAGTGTTTTACTAGGTAATGTGTATACTCGCCAAATCTACAACCAATATCAATAGCAGTTCTTTTTTTAGTTAATTCCCAATACTGTTTTACATAACGATAATGTTTATTTAATTGATTAGGGACTCTGTCAATTTTGTTGTGTGCAAATAAATGATCTTCGTAATCTAAGTAAAGGTCTTTTTTAAATATAAGAGGGAATATCTTATTCATTTTTTATACCTTTACTAGTATGTTGTTGTGTTGCATCATACTCGTGTGGGTTCTTTCGTTTCTCTTCTTTAACTTCTGCTTTTGTTACATGCCGTAAATCTTGCCACCAATCGTTATCCTTATGTTGGAAACTACCAACTAAGTCTCTTGCTAAACTTTTTCCTACTTCTTTTCTGAATCCTTTTAAATGATCCATATATCTTCCTAGTACACTATTAATAAAAATATGTCCTCCAGAACTATCACTTCCTAGGTTATTAAACAATGTTCCGTTGCGTTTATATTCTTGTACTAATTCTCCAAATATAAAACTATCATGATACTCTGCATGTTTAAATATGTCATCACTTTCGTATATCCAACGCCATAGATCTATAAACTCTTGAAACTTTGGATGCTTTCTATTAAACATCATCCATCCACATTCAGGCCAGGTCTTACGACCTAAGTATGTTACTAGTTGGTCTTCGTTAGGCGATATGTCTTGTAAAAATTGTAGACTCATTGTAGTGTGCGTTCTGACATCAGCATCACACCAGATCATTACATCTGAGTCTGTGTGTTTTGCGAAATGCCAAAGTGCAAATGTTTTATTTGCAAATCTACTGGCATCCCAGAGAAAACTTTTCTTTGTCATATCTTTGTTATGACCGTGTGCATGTGGATTGTCTTTATGTCTCTCTTGCCATGCTTTTAAGTCTTGCAGTGTTGTTCTTTGATCTAAAATGTTTATATAGTTAGGAACTTCTGGTATATGATCTTCAGCATATATTGTTAGAGGTACCTCTTTTGGCCAACAATTAATATATCCTTGTATAAAATTTCTGCCATACTTATCGTATCCTGCTGGATGCCAAGTACTAAAAACTGATAATTTCATGTAATTCCTTAACTAAATATATACGTATATTATAAAGGTATTTATCATGCAAGTTTCACACTACCCACAAAACTTACCCATTAATGCAAACATGGTTTATCCTCAACTAATAGAAGCAATTAAGTCAACAGATACACTTGTAGAAGACAATATGGATGCAGATGTTGCTCTGATATGGAGTGTGTTATGGTCTGGTAAAATGTCTGAGAATAAGAAAGTTTGGGATCATTATCGTAAGCAAGGAAAGCCTGTGATTGTTATCGAGGTAGGTGGACTAATTCGAAATAAAACTTGGAAACTAGGAATTAATGGAGTCAATAGAGATGCTGACTTTGCAGTAGATACATATGAAGGTAGTGACAGACTTGTTAAGTTAGGATTAATTAAACAACCATGGAAGCATACTGGTGAGTATGTTTTAGTTTGTGGACAACATGGAGATAGTCAACAATGGAGTAACATGCCTACTATGGGAGAGTACTATAAACAAACAGTTGAAAAGATTCGTACTATTACTGATAAACCCATTATACTTCGTAACCATCCTCGTTTTAGTAGTTTTACATACGATAAAGAATGGTTTCAGTCTCAAAATTGTACTTGGAATGTTCCTAAAAAATTACAACAAACTTATGATAGTTTTGACTTAGAGACAATGCTAGAGCATACTTACTTTACTGTTAGCCACAGTAGCAATGCTGGCATTAATAGCATAATAGCCGGAGTACCAGCAGTTGTTAGTGAACATAGTTTAGCATATGATGTCGGCAGTGAAATGTTAGAACCATTAGCAAAACCAGGAAGAAGTAATTGGTTAAGACGTATGAGTTATACAGAATGGTTTGCAGATGAGATTCAAGAGCAGTGGAAACGTATTAGAGGGAAACTTTAATAAACTATCTAGTTAGCATACCTATCATCGAATAATGTCTTGCATTTTGCCAAGTATCATCAAAAATTATTAACTTATTTTCTATATCTGATATGCTTTTATATGTAGGTCTTTTTGTTGCGAGTAGTGCTACAGAATGTGCTTCATTTAAATATTTGTTAGCAGTACTAAAAAGTTTTTTAAGTTCGTTATAGTTTTGCCAGTTTTGTTGATTTGCAGTATTTGTTTCTCTAATAATCTTAAGCATCTTTTGGTTTTCGATTTCGTACAATTCTTTTAACTTTCCTATTCTTTCTAAAAGTTCAAAGACTCGTTTCTCTTTATCCATTTTTTAAACCTGTACATCTTCCATACCTGCAGTTCGAAGTCTTACAATATGTCCACTCATCCATTGTTTACTGTCTAAGCCTTTCATAATGCCTAGCCATCTATTTCTTAACAATGCTACTTCATTAATTATCGTTTCGAAGTCTACTACTTCATCTTCGCCATCTACATATTTTTCTGCATCTCTACTACTCAATGCTCTGTTGTAGTTTTCTAGGTACTTAGTAAAGTGCTTCCTTCTTATTTTTCTAAGTTGTATGTTTAAGTAATTTAGAACTGCTTCGACCTCTTGTAATTGTCCAAAACGTATTTCAGTTACTGCTGGCAGTTCTTTTATACTTTTTTCTACAAGTCCAGATATACCCACTTCTTTGCGAGCCTGTAGTAACTCATCTTCGAAGTGTGCTATAAAGTCAGGAATCGCTCCCATGTCATATGTAACTTTTGAATACCAGTTAGTCATTATTAATCATCATCATATTCTTCTTCTTCGATTTCAACATTGTACTTTACTGCGTTCTCAAGATATTTGTCAACTGCGGCAAGACCATGGAATGTTTCTTCGCTTACGCCTGCATCAATAAGTATTCCTACCCATTGATCAGCCGCACTTTGTTTATCCTTAATATACTGTTTTAGTACTGTCCATGTTTCGATAAGAATGTCTTCTTCATCCATACTATGCTTCCTTTAGTAATTCATCTACAATAGGTTCGTCTACGGGTGTATTTACCTCTTCTGTGTCATCTGTGTCATCCGTTTTATCTAATGCACCAGTAGAGATATCTACCATAATGGATTCCAGTTTTTCGCCTGTCCACCCTTTACGGAACTCAAGCATTTCTTCACCAGCAAGTGTAGTATATTTTAACCTATTGCCTTGTTTTGTTAACATGCCTTTTGCTTCAAATAATTCTACTAATCCACTGTAAGGATCCATTCCTGTTTCATAAGGTATCTTAACCTGTACAGCTTCAAAGGGTTTTGCATATCTAGTTTTCATAACTTTACATGCTGCTCTTATACCATTTATTGTCGTAGTCTTATTGCCGTCTGCGTCTTCTTTAAGTTTAAGTTTACGCATAGCAATAACAATGCTTGATGCGTATATAAAACCTTGTCCACCTGAAATCTTATCATCTGGGTCAAACATATCTTGTGATGCATATGTATGATTTGTACACACAATACCTACGTTATAACTACCGATCATGTTAACTGTATTACGAACAAGACTTGTTAGTGCTTTAGGCTTACGACCCATATCACCTTTCATGTCACCTGCTTCAAACTGATTAACATCAGTAGGTGTTAGTAACATACCCAAACTATCAATTACAAATAACACTTTGGGACGTTCTTCTTCTGGCATTGCTTTATAGTCTTTCATAAACAATGATATTGTTTTAGCAACATCATCAATCATGCTCATACTTAATTTAAGTAACTTACTATCATCTGTGTCGACATTAAGTGCTTTCAGCCATGCTTCATCTAATGCATTCTCTGAGTCAATTAATACTACAAATATACCTTGCTCTTGTGCATTTCTCACAATATTAGCACTTGCAAAGTAACTCTTGCCTGCACCAGATTCACCAGCAAATACTGTTACTTTTCCCATCGGTACACCTTTATGGAAATCACCACTAACAAGATAGTTAAGTGCATAACTACCTGTACTAATCCAATCTGTTGGATCATGAAACCCTACACTAAGTCCTTCGATAGACTTTGTTACATCTTTTCTAAATTTGCTTACGTCAAATGGTCTTCCCATGTTACTTTTCCTCTATTTTAATTGTAAAACTATTACTCTTATTATTATACACTATTTGCTTATATTCTGTTAATTTATTTTTATAATCTATTAGGTTGCCAATATTTAAAAAATCTCCGCTTGGTATTTTGTTTAGTTTGTTGCACCATTCAATATATTCCTTACTAAGAGGAATAGTTTGCGGTCTGCATAAACTAATTTCAACACATCCAAGTAATTCATTAAATGTATTCTCATCATTGGCTTGTAAAGTATCATCCAATGTATTAAATTTGTTGTATAATGTTCTGCCTAAATGGTTAAATGCTAGTTTAAAATTACAAATGTCATTTGTACATCTATCCTTAGAAAACGGATTATCCATGTGCATATCCATGTGCAAATAGTTGTCGTCTGTGTTGTAACGTATGTTATTAACTTGATTTTCTAACTTGTGTATTCTAGTATTTAGACTGTTGTAATGTTCTTCTTTTCCAATTTTGTATAAAACATCATTCCAATTTGGAAATAGACTATCGTCAGAATAATAATCCAGCAACCCTTTACTTTTTACGTCTACCTTAATATTATATTGTGAGTGGGTCCAATCAGCATGTAACTTGTTTAACACATGCTGATTGAAATAGTCATAATCTTCGTATACGTCAAATTTGCAATCTGTATAATATTCAAAATATTCATTTATTTCATTTATAAGAGGCGTTAAATTTTGATTCGTAAACGTTTTATTAGATTTAAATTTATTTCGATCTTGTTTATTGAGATTGTCAACATAATAGGTCAAAATATCACTATTTGTATCTGATTCAAACGATAGTATATCATTAGAATTCTCAAATTCAAGATGAAAAAGCATTTATCTTAACCTTTTTAAAAGAATTAGGGGCGACATTGCTGCCGCCCTCTTTATATTTTAGTTTGCTTGTCGACTGCGTATCATTGCAAGAATGTCTTCTGCACTCTTATTATTTCCTTCGGGTGCAGGTGTCGCTATCGGAGTAGGAGCAGTTGGTGTTGCTCCCATCTCTTGTGGAGTTGCTACTGGTGCTGGTGCAGTTTCTACTACTGGAGTAGATGTTGCTATTGGAGCCGCTACTGCTACTAGAGCAGGTGCTTTAGTTCCTTCAGGTGCTTGAATACCATATGGTCTATAGTATTGCCCAAACTTCTCAACATCATATGGTTGTCCATCTACACTTGCTTCAAACATCTCTTTTATTACTGCAAGTTCAACTTCTGTTGGTTTCTTAGGAAGAAAGTCTCCTAAGTTATGTAATCCAAAACTCTCAACTGCCGCATTTTGTGCTTCAGTTAATGCAGTTTCTTTCCTAGACCACTTACTAGTACTATAATCAGCATACTGACCTTTTGTAGTTTTAGTAATACGGAAGTCTAATCCTTTGCTAGAATCAGTTGGAAGTTCCTGAATATCTGGATCCATTAATGCATCTTTAATTAAGTTAAAGATACTTGGAGAGATAACAAATCTGCGAATTGGATTCTCAGGTGTATTGTCATCTACTAATGGGTTTTCAGTTACAAACCCTTGGAAGATATAACTTCTCTTCTTCCAATATTTACGACCCATGTCTTCAAGAGATTTGTCAGAGAACCAACCACGTACTTCTGAAAGTACTGGACAAGTTTCGTTCCACATTTCTACGCAAGGTACTTGAACAACAACTGGTTTGCTATTCATGTCTCCTTTAACACCTGGGAATGGAAGTCTAATCATTAGTCTTTCCATCCAAAAGAATGTGTTGCTGGGATCTGCATCCGGAAGGAAACGTAGTACAGTTGTACTGCCTTCTGGTATATTCCAATGTGGGTAAATTGCGTTGTCGCCGCCGCCTGTTCTATTCTCTGAACGAGTTTCTTGGGATTTAAGTTTTGCTCTAATTTCTGCTAAAGATGCCATTGTATTTCTCCTATGTGCCTAGTAGCCTGTTTTGTTTTTGTTTTATGTGCCTATAACGTATACACACTGTTTATATAGTATACGATATTGTATTTAGTATGTCAATAAAAAAATTCATCTTTTTTGACTTAAAAAAAATAGCATCCGAAGATGCTATTTTGTCTATCACTTGGGTAAATGATTTTTTAGAATGAAGCAGCCACTTTCATCTGTATTACTGAACCATCATCGTCTGTTGATGCTTCGCCACCGTTCTTATATTCGTAGTCTGTATAGTTTACAAATAAGTTTAATCCTGGAGCAATATTTCTTTTAACTTCTAGCATGTGTTGCTTTAGGTTTTCTTTTTCAGTTCCAGAAACATCTAATGCATCTTCTGATTCCATTGTTGATACTGCAATAGTTGTTGTAGCAGTAAGTTTATAACTTACTCCTGCACCTATTGTATCAATATCTTCATCAGCACCTTCGACTTTACTCATAGCCGCAATTAATGTAGTTTTACCTAATGACAATTTAGCACCAATGTTCTGTGACTCGTTGTCGATTGCACTAGCAACTTCTTGCATTCCATTAGTATATGCTACTTTTAATGCATCAATTGTATAACTTGCACCAAATGATGTTGAATCAGTTGTACCTGCAGCACCTGAATCCATATAACTTACACCTGCTTGAAAACCACCAACTACTGGAGAAATATAAGATGCTTTAGTTAAATCTGCACCATATGTCTTTTCGCCTGCATTTGTTTGTATAGTAGCACTAGTGTATGTACCGCCTACTTCTTCAGACATTATGTCTGCTTCACCAATACCAAAGTTATCAGTTACTGCGTCATTTCCACCTAGTATGATTTTACCCATACTGCCTGAGATATATAAAGATGATTCGTCAACAGTTGTAGTTGAATCACCGACTGTTGTTAATTCAGCAACATATCCATATTCTAAGCCTGTGTCTGTTTTATTTGAAAAAGTAAATTTAATTTCGTTGTCGGAGTTTCCCATTGAAGTACCGTTGTTAGCAGTAATTTCTGAGTCGACACTCTTGTAGTAGAACTCTGTAGTTCCAGAGATTGATACTTCTGCTAATGCAGAAGTACTTAATAGTGCAGTGGCCACTGCACTGATTGCTAGTTTTTTCATTTTATTTTCCTTAAGGTTGGGGGGTCGGAATAAATATTCCGTGTTAGCATTGCTCATGTTTATTTATTGAAGTGGCAAAAAGTAGCACTTAAAAGTGGTGCTACTTGATCGATTTTGCAATTACTAACTTATTTTTTGTTTTCTATGTCTCTTAATTTGTTTATTTCTCTTGCCACTAAACTTCTTGGGGTAATTCTATATCCTTCTTCGCCTGGATAAATTCCAAAGTTACTTTTTGCTCCTGAACCTATTCCTGCCATCTCTTTAAGTTTTTGAAGTTCTTGGTCAACTGCTTCCTGAGACACATCTTCTTTTTGAACTTTAAATTTTTTGCCATCAACTTCAAATTCATCTTTGCCTTCGTCTCTTGCATCTTCGAGTTCACCAGTGAATTTATTTCCTTCTTCGACGTCTGCTTCTTCGACGTCGGTCTCGTTCATATCTTTTACGCCATTTCCGTTTTTATCTATCCACCAATCGCCACTTTCATCATCAACATTGTGCGGACAGTTTGTAGTAGGACTATGCATTGTATCTCCACAATCTTTACATTTGTAATCCATGTAGTCTTTCATATGTCCTTCTTCGATTGACTCATCGATCTCATAATGGTCTTCAATAATTTCATCAATGATTGCTTCTATATTTTCGCCAATAACACCACCGAATTGATTCTGTGCAACTTCTTCCATTTGTTCTTGTATGTATTTTCCAACTTGGTCGTCGTTGCCAGATGCCTTATATATTACATCGAATGCATTATCTTCTTGTGCCATTTGATGTACAAGTTTTTCTTCTTCACTAACAAACCCTTCTTGTACTACACCTTCTTTTTTAAAAGGTTTATAATTATCAGGGTTAGATTGTTTTACATTTTTATTATCCATTGGAACATCTAATGGTAGTTCCCCTTGTGCTGGACTCATTGCACTATCTTGTCCATATGTTAACTCATCGAATATCATATCTAAATACGTAGCATACTCTGAATCTGCAAAATTATCTATTGAACTTTCTATCCAATTTAATATTATTGGTCTAGCATCTGCAGTTGGATCTTTATCTCCTGCATCTCCTAGTTCATCGAACAACATATCATCACCAAAAGCAAAACCAATTGCACCTGTTGCACCTTCACCGCCATCACCTAATGGTATAGGTTTTTGCATTAAGTCTATTACTTTTTGTGCGGTGTCTTGGTCACCTGGTAAATTCCAAGTACCTTCAACAAGTCTATCTATCGAACTCTCGTAAACTTTAAAATGGTCCATCGGAACTTCAACTACATGACGTTCACCACTTGTATTTTCTACAGTAGTTAATACGTTATTCTCTAAAGATTCTTTTTTATCTTTCATTTGTTTAATATACATACCTGCAAGTTTTACTGCCTTGCCTTTGTTTGCTTGAAATTCTGGATCTTCTTCTTGTTGTCCAAAAACACTTCCTATGCTTCCAATTTTTTCTGCCATTACTTCAGCAAAAGTTTTTACACCGTCATCTATTGCTCTCTCACCAATATCAACTAATATTAAGTTAAGTAAGTCGTTGCTACTTCTGTATTTTACATTTTTTAGAATGTTTTCACCTTGTGCTAACTCTAGTCTCTCTGGCACATCGAATGGTCTTTCTGGAGTTTCACTCCTGTCTCCCATACCCATGTTAACTTCACCGTACCCAGGTTCCTTAACATCACTACCATATTTTGCTTCTAGGTCTTGTGCATCTTGACTCCAACTACCAATCTCTTCGCCGTCTTTCATTGCAGTTGCACTCTTTACATCACCAATAACTTCTGCTCCAGCACTCTCTGCACTTCTCATCCATTTACCATAGTCGAAGAACTCGCCTTGTTTCTTTTCTGTAATTTTCATTGCTTTCCCCACTACGCCTAAACTATCTGCTAGTTTTTCATCAAATACATTTCTAGTTAATTTTGCTTTAAGATCATTTATATCATCTTCTGAAACTTCAATGTCTGATGGTTTATATGCTTCAAAATAATTAACATATCCTTTTTGTTTACTTACTGCCTCTAGTGTATTCTTAAGTCCGTAATATCTGCCTGTTGCTTTTTCAATTATATCTTGTGCATCTTCGTTTACATAACTTTGACTTTTAACACCTCTAACAAACGTTTTAAGTTGTGCCATCTCAGACATAATTTCACTAATATGTTGTCCGTGTTCGTCTCTAGGATATCCACCATTACTTACATGTCTTGCCATTGCTCTTGCGCCTGGTAAGTAGTTATTCTCAAACTTAAATCGTTCTCCTTGAGAATTTTCAATGTAAATTGTTTTTATGTTTCTGCTTCTAGCACCCATCTTATCTTCATCAACTGTTTTGTTGTGTTGTACAATTAGTTTTGCATCATTAAGATTCTGGTAACTTTTTTGCTTACTTCCGTATAATTTGCTTTCCATGGTAAGTTCTTCCTCTGTTTTATTCTGTTTTGATAGAAACGCAAAATCTTTTTTATCTAGTCTTGCTTTGGAAATATTCTTTGTTTGATAATTAAGCATATTACGAGCAGAGAATTTACTTAGTCCTTTTAAGAAATCATACCATTTGTTTTTAAGTTTTATATTAACATTGTCAGTTATATCGTTAGAGAAGTAAACCTTTAGTATGCCAGTATCAACTATACTAACTACTACACTGCCTAGTCTTTCTCCTTCGGCACTAAAATCAAACTCAAAGAAAACTGCTTCGCCAGGCACTAGTGTCTGCGACCCGTCTTCTCTTCCTAGGGTTAAGTTCTTAAATTGTCCTTTTAACTTACTGAATAAGTCTTGTGATGTTGAGTCTATCATGATACTGTATTTATTACATTTTACATTATTACAAATGGCATTGGTTGCATATCGTAGTCACTTCCGTCGCTCATTTGTGTATCTAATTCAGGGAGATAGTTCTTTAGTTCGTTAGCCATTCTTAAAGAAAGTATAAGACTCATAACTAAGTCGTCTGTTTCTCCTGTTTTGGCTGCATAACTACCTCCACTAGCAACAAAGCATTTAAGTTCGCTAACTAATAACTTACTGTTAACTTTTAATCTACTACTTTCAACTAATGTTTTTAGTTTACTACATGCAGTTATTTTACTTCTTTGTGTAGTGTTAAATCCTTTACGAAACTGTTTACTATTGCCATGTGTTCTAGTTTCACTTAAAAATACTCCAGGAATTGCTTCTTCTCCTATTTCTGCAATAGTTACTAATGCCGCTTCTCCTATACTATTATTCTCAACACTATAGTATACGCTGTTAGCATCTTGCGTATCTTCTACAATAAATGTTATAATTTGTCGCATTATCTGTATTTGTTGAGGTATAGGAGTTTTATTATGTCTCCATTCTGCAACTTGTATCATACTAGGAACCTCTAGTACCTGTATGGCTGCTGGATCCCCACCTGTTCCGAGACTAGGATCTAGTGCTACTAAGTATGTCATTCCTTGTTTAGGATTCGCATACCATCTAACAGTTCCTTGTTTGCTAATAGGATCTTCTCCTCGCATACCTGTCAGAACTAAACTATCAACAAGAGTTTCATCATTAATAATGAATTCACAATCATGTTCACGTCTAAACCGTTCTTCTCCAATACGACCTAGTTCGTCTTTTTTCCATTGTTCGTCTCTATCTGGATGTTCGTGCCAATAACTACGGTATGCTTTAAATCCGTTTACTCCAACTGCACCTGGCAGTTCGTGTCCGTGTTCGTCAAAATTCTTATTTGCATCTCTCCAAATAATAGCAAATTGATCTTCATCACTGTTAGGTGTGCTTGTAATAATAGCACTACCACCTGTTGCTAGAGTAGGAGAAATACTAGTCCAGAATTCTTTAGCAATAGTAGGACGAACAAATGCAAACTCATCACTGTACAACAATGATATACTTAAACCTCTTCCTGTATTCTCAGTAGTTGCTTGTGCTATAATACGACTTCCGTTTTCAAATTCGATACTACCTTTATTATAACTAATAACTCCTGCTCGAATAGAGTTAGGACATAACTCGTATGCATAACGTATACGTTGCATAATCTCTTGTGCACCTGCGTACTTATGTGCCGCAATAAGGATAATACTATCAGGAACAAACATAGCCCTCCATAATAAGTATCCAGCCGCAGTTGTAGTTTTGCCTGTTTGCCTAGGCAACATATTAATGTTAAATCTGTAGTTGTGATAAGTATCTAATAATTTTTGCTGATACTCGTATGGGTCGTATTTTATTTGACCTTGAACTGGATGTTGAATATGAAAGTGATTTTTTAGAAAATATAAAGGACCAGTTGCAGAGTCTACACACTTTGCAAACTCTAGTATCTCATCATTTGTAAATGATTCTTTTTGGTGGGCCTTTTTAATTAATACGCCATCTAAACTTTTGCTCATACTAGTACTTATTGTAGTTGATTCTAGTCTTCTTTCTTATAGATACTAAAGATACCATATGCTAGTCCTGCGATAGCAATCCATTTAATAATTGGACTAGCCATTAATGCTACTGCACTAATTGCAATTATTACTGCTCCATCCCATGAAGTTCGTTCTGTTGTTCTTGCTTTTACCCATTCAATTATAGCCATTTTCTGTTCCTTGCTCTGTTTAAATATAAAACGGTGTCTAAAACATAGACACCGTTTAATAAAGTATTTTTTAAGATTAATGTATCTTATGATTGTGCAAATACTGATGTGCCGTTAACGACAGAAGTACCTGAACTTGTTAATCTTGCTTCTAATCTCCATACTGAGCCGTTAAAAGTACAAATTACATAACTACCAACTCCTGGGCCTGCATTATTTAAACCAACTAAATTAGCAAAGTCATCAGCTGTACCATCAGCAATATCAACTGCATAGTTTAATCCTACTAAACTACTTGTTGCACCAACTGGTTTGTATATTGCTGATTTAGGCATATAAAACTCACCAGCAGTACCAATCTTCATAGTTTGACCATTACTTCCTTTTACATGATACTCAATGATGATAACATCACCTAATGATGAATTAGCCGCTGTTGGCAAAGTCGCTGTTACAGCATTACCATTAGCCGCGGTTAACACATGTGTATTTGCAGTTAGTCCATCATTAAAACCATTTGCTAACTGTACCTTAGCAGTTAAACTTGCACCCATTATTCCAGTTGGACTGTTGATGATGCTAACACCACCGGCTGTTGCTCCGTCTGAAATTTTAAAACTGTTTGTTGAATCATCGAAGAACAAGTCTCCGTCTTTTCCTGTGTGTGATGCGATTGCTTGATTAATAACCTTACCACGAATTTTTCTTAAAGCCATTTTGTTTTCTCCTTTTTAGAGTTTACGACGTCCTAGGTCTACAGAGTTTAGTCTCCATAAGTCTCACACTTTGATGAGCACATAGTATTTAGTCGTCAATCGTAAGAATAGCACCATTAAGGTGCTATTAAGTTATGTTTTGATTATTTGTTTTCTTCGTTAAATTCTTTTACAAATTTGTCGTATTTGCTATAGAAACCTTCGTACACATCATCTGTAACTTTTAATGCTTTAACAGCCATTGGATTGTCTCCACCTGCGGCTGCTGGATAATGTGTCTTGGGACCGTTTAGTCCTCCACTTAATCCAACCATTTGTTCTTGTGCATCTCCGTATTCTTCGTCAGGCTCGTTAGCATATTCTTCAATCTTTTCTGCATAGTTTTCATACCCTGCTAATTGTAATATGTCCTGTAGTTCTTGTACTGGAACTTCTACACTTGCTTCTTCAACGGCGCCTTCTTCTACAGATTCATCGACACCATACATAAACAATTTGCTATAGACTTCTGGATGATTTTGATTGATTGCACGTTTAAGTTCTCCACTAAACTGTTCTCTTGCGGCGGTATCAGGAGGTCCGTCATCTATAAGGCCAACAATATCATTACCATCGGCATTGTCCATTTTCATAAGGTATTCTATTGCATCTATCTTACCTTCAAGGTCATTAACGTTGACATAACTTACAATATCATCATCCATATCACGAATTTCTCGTTGTAATGCCTTATCTGAAATGTTTGGATCGTTTGCTCTAATCTCATTTTCCATTTCTTTGTAGTTGCCATGCCATTCCTCAGCGTCTGCTTTATATTCGGCGTACATTTTTTTGATTGCTGGTGCAACCATATCAAGTGTTACACTTGATCTATCAGATAAAATATCTGCAGCCGCTCGTCCATGATTCCCATATTCTTCTTCATCGAGACTTGCTTCTTCAACTGCGCCTTCTTCAACTGCATCTTCTACTGTTTCTTGTACGTCTGCTTCGTCCATTGAAGACATTTTTTTCACGGACATTGTTATGTAATCCTCAACATTATCATGATTTATTCCATCACTCATATCGAAGGATGGGTGTTGGTCCATGTTATTAAGAACGTCACCTAATTGGTTATTATCTGCATCAAAATCATCATATGCTCTTGAATTAGAAGAATAATTAGCAGTTACTTCACCATATGGTGTTTTGAATGTTGTGCTATTTGCATCATAGCCAATTTCAACAACACCATCCTGAGCTGCTTCTTCTACACTTGCTTCTTCAATATTTTCTTTAATCATAATGTTGTTACTACTTGAACCCATAACACCACCTAAATAAAGCATACGATCTAATTCTGTTTCATCAGATTCTACATCTTCATGCACTTCTTCAACATTTGCTTCTTTGCTTTCATCCATCTTTTCTTCGATGTCTTTTTTGATAGCATCATAGTCTTGACCTGGATATTTTTTCTCAAATTCTGCTTTAGTCATGCCTTCTTCAACATCCTGCATCATGTCTTTTACTGCGCCTTCTTGAACAGTTTCTTCAGCAACTACACTATGAGTTTTACCTGCAGCAACAATGCCTGCTTGTATATCTTCGTTATCGTAATTCTCTGCTATTTCAGATAGTTTTTTCATTACATCAATCATATGCATTTTATTTTCCTTCTTTTGCAAATTCGTATTTACGAGTTTCGATAGTTTTTAACATGTTCTCGTTATATTTGTCGCCGTAAAGACTGTCGACTTTTATTTCTTTTTGGTCTTTGTATTCTGCGTCATCTAACTTTGCAGAATATATTTCACCTTCTTCTTTGACAGCTTCTTCTCTAGCAATTTCTTCTGGATGATCTTTATTAATTACAACTATCTCATTTGGAGCAATACCGATTGCATGTTTAAGATATTCGTATAATGTGTTTGCAGTAACTGGATAACCCATCTCTGCATCCATCATATAAACTTCTGAATTAGTTAACGTTTGAAAGTCCATTGGGTGTTCTTGAATAGGAGTTTTCTTAGGCTTACTAAGACTTTTTAACTCGAATTTACCAAGTGCATCCTCTAGTTTATCCATAACTTCATCTTCAATCATATTGGCTATTTTGATTCTAAAGTTATAAGTTCTTTCACTTTCTGTTAAGTAATGTTTGAAAGGTTTCATAATTGTCATCCTATATTATAGTGTATTTATACATTTTTGCCTAGAATTTCGTTAAGAAGAGTATTACGATCTACTACCATTCCTTGTCCGTCTGCAGGAGTATCAGGGGCATTTTGTTTATTTTTAAGATCTAGTGTTGCTTTTTTAATTTGTAAATCTACCATTTTAAGTTTTTTATTAACTTTACTAGTTTTAGCAGTCAATGCAGTATCTAACATTCTACTTGCATTATTAAATATCTCTCCTGCAAATCTAGCCTCTACATTCATTCCTAAGTCCATTAAGTCTTGAAAGGTTTGTCTAGCAGTTTCGGCAATGTCATCTAGTTCAGCATCTGTAGTTTCTAAATCTCTTACAGTTGGCAATGCGGCATCAATCTTACTAACACTATCTAATGTAGTGTTAAGTTGAGTTATTGTAAGTGCCTCTTTTGGTTGTTCGTCTACCGGATTGTCTTCATCTTCTAAGTCGAACAATTCTTCTAATTTTTTAGTCATGTGTTTCTCTTAAACAATCTCTACAAATACAATCTTTATATTCATAGTTGATTTTACCTCTAGGTTCTTTATGACACCAACAAACATGCCATCCTGATGTATCAGGGTTACAAGTAAATTCTTTATCACACAATTCACATGTTTTATACATTATTATTACTTATCTATGTTTCTTACCTTGGTGAAATATATCTGATTCAGTAACAATTCTAAAATTTAGTCCTTGTCGTTGACACCATTTAGACGCCGCTTCC